GTGCAAAGTTTTTTTTACACTATAACAAACAAAAAAAACAAAAGGTTCAGTAGAAAATAAATTTGACGGCAAGTACCTTTTTTAGGGTTACCTTCATTTTTTTAAAAAAGGAGTTTAAAAATAGATGGATTTTACTAAAGATGGAATTATCAAAGAGCTTACAGATAAACTAGAGAGATCAGAGGCTATTAGGCGGTCTGAGACAGAAAGAAACTACGATCTTCTGGTAGAAATAGAAAAACAGAATTTACATATAAACACCCTTCAAGGGATAAATGAAAAATTTCTCTAGGAAAATATCTATATTACAACTTAGATTGAAAGACTTGATAACAAAAACATAAGAAATTCTGTAATTACTTTATCATGAAACAACATAATATAAATAAAAATAACAATTTTATTGAAGGTTGGTATATGAAAGATACTTCTATATGTGATGGTATGTTGAAAATATTTAATACGTCTAAACAGAATGAAGGAAAACTATATGAAAAAATAAATCCTTCTATAAAAAAATCAACGGATGTTTTTTTAGATACAATAGACAATAGAAAGGAAGTAATTAATTATCTACAACATCTTCAAGAATGTGTACAAGAATATGTTAAAAAATATAATTATTGTGACAAAGGGCAGCTGGAGTGGAGGATAACAGAATGGTTTAATATCCAAAGATATAAACTTGGAGAAGGTTTCTATCAATTTCACTCCGAAAAAGGTGCGGTAGATGTCCCAGTGGTTTCTAGGAGACATTTAGTATTTATGACCTATTTAAACAATATGGAAAAAGTAAGGGGGTGAGACAGAATGGCTATACCAAAAATTAAAAATAAAACCAAAGAAAGGGCTGACAGTTATTTGGCCGGCGGAATGGATGTTTACTCATAGGGGAATAGCATCTATGAAAGAAGTTAAATATATAGTTACGGGATGGTATTCTTTTGTATAATTTATTTCAATCGGTTGTTTTACACCAGAATATAAAAATAGATAACAATAAACTTTTAAAATACATTTATAAAATAAAGAAGCAAGATAAGGAAGAATTTTAAGCAACGAAGGCGGTTGGCAAAGTTTAGAGATAGGTGAAAACCAAAAAGAACTAGAAGAATTAAAAGATAACATTGAAAAAAAACTATTAGAATATTTAGATAATGTTAAATTAAAACACAGTAAAAATTATGTCTACAACATATGGCTGAATATTAATGGTTACAAGGATTCTAATGTACTACATAACCACCCAAAGTCTATTGTCTCAGGGGTGTATTATATAAAAACACCAAGCAAATGTGGTGGCCTTGTCTTACATCATCCTTGCAGAGAGATTGCCCCTGAATGGAATAGGTTAATTATTGAGTACACTCCCGCTAATAGCACAACCTGGAAGTTGCCTGTGGTTGAGGGTGATTTAGTATTGTTCCCTTCTTGGCTGTATCATTCTGTAGACTTAAACTTAAATAAAAAGACGTTAGAGTATCTATAGCGTTTAATATATGCGAATAATATGAAATACGATTACTGGGTTTGGAATAACATTTTTAATAAAAAAGAAATAATTTCTATTAATAAGGTTATAGAAAACGAATACTGTTTGGAAGAGCCTATAAACAACTTGGCGACCACTGATGAGGGGGAAGTAAAAAAAAGTTGTAAGGTTCTTCTTTGTAAATATGGGAAAATAAAAAAATTAGTGCAAACAGCTGTGGAGGAAGCAGTCGAAAATCAACACCTTTAATTTTGGATATTCTTTATTTCCCCTCACAAATACTAGTTATTGTAATTTCAATATATACTCAAGTAGAGGTTTACAACAATATCACTGGCATGTGGATGAATCCCCCACTTATGTCCACGATATAAAATTAACTTTGTTGATAAATCTTTCTTTAAAAAATACGATGGGGGAGAATTTTCTATGTTTAAAACAAACCAATTTAGCATACCCAAGTTCAATAAACCGGGAGACATGTTGATGTTTAAATCTTATATTAATCATAAAGTTTCTCCTATTTTATCAGGAGAAAGAAGAACCTTAACATTATTCTTTCATGGGCCTAGATTTACCTAAATTTTAATATAAAACTAGATTTTAAATAGAGAACAACGTATACTACCTAATAAATAGGATTTTATATGCTACAAAAAATAGGTTTCGTACCGGGATTCAATAAACAGGTTACCGAAACCAAGGCTGAAGGCCAGTGGTTTGGTGGTGATTTTTATTAATATTTCTAAAAAGATAAGTAAAATACAATATAAATATAATAAGATAACATAGTGAGGATATTATGACTGAACAAGTAAAACAAGATAAATTGACAATTGATAGTAAGGAGTATATTATAAATGATTTACCATTAGATGTAAGAAACACGATTGTTGCAAGACAAGAAATTCAAACTTCTAAAGTAAGACATAATATAGAATTAGAAAAAATTGAAGTTCTTACTAACTATTATAACGAAAAATTAAAAAGGGGTTAGAAGAATACAATGGCAGCGACAGCAAATCTAAGGATTGACCAAGGCGCCAGCTTTTCAAGTGACGTAACCGTAACAGACACAGACGACACGGCATTCGACTTAACAGGTTATACTGCCAGTGCAAAAATGGCACAAGGATATTCGAGCACTCGTACAAGAGTATCTTTTACAACTACTATTGCCACAGATGCGACAACAGGTGTCATTACCTTATCGTTAACAGCAGATCAAACATCAACTTTAGACGCTCCATCACGTTATGTATATGACGTAGAAATCACTAAAACCTCTGACAGTACAGTAACAAGGGTTATTGAAGGAATAATAACAATTAGTCCTAACGTTACTACATAATTTTCTTTTTAATACATTTTTATTATAAATATAACAAAAGAGAGAGATTTTAATGGTTAGAGCAGTAATAAATGGAAGTGGTGGTGTTAGAGCTAATATAAACTCTAGTACATCTACAGGACCTCAACAAGTTTCTGTACAGTTACCAAGTGCGGTTCCACCTCAATCTTTCAAAAATCTAAATGACGTGAATACCAGTTCGTTAGAGGACGGTGCCTTAATTCAATATGACTCTGCTACAGATAAATTTATAACAAGAAACGAATTATCTACTACTACAGGAACTTTAAAGTTTAATGGTGGTAATTTTTAGGGAGAATTAAATGGCAACAGTAATACAGATAAAACGATCCTCGGGAACAACGGCGCCATCGGAACTAGGTCAAGGTGAATTAGCCTATACGTACGGCACGGGTACTCAAGGTAATAATGGTGATAGAATTTTTATAGGAACCGGTACTGAAACAGAAGGCGTAGCAGCTAATATAGATGTTATTGGCGGTAAGTATTTTACAAATTTAACAGATCACGTACCAGGAACACTAACAGCTTCATCAGCTTTACTAGTAGATGGTAATAAAGCAATTGATGAAATCCTTATAGGTAATTCAGCAAGTGTAGGTGGTACATTAAAATTAAATGAAGGTACTAACAACGGTGCTCATTTTGCTGCCATCAAAGCTCCAAATTCTTTAGCTGCCTCTTACACACTTACATTACCAAGTGATGATGGAGGTGCTAATGAGTTTTTACAAACAGATGGTTCTGGAAATTTAACTTGGGCTGCTGTCACATCAAGTTTAACTCTTGCTGCTGACTCAGGAGCAAGTGATACTTTTAATACAGGTGAAACACTAACATTTACTGGTGGTACTGGTATTGATACAACAGTTTCAGATAATGTAATATCATTTGCTATTGATAGTACAGTTGCCACAGCTTCATCAACTCATACTTTAACAAATAAAACATTTGACGCTAACGGAACAGGTAACTCAATATCAAATATTGAAGTTGCTGACTTTGCTTCTGGTGTTTTAGATACAGACCTTTCAAGTGTAGCCGTTGGCGATACAACTCTTGCTTCTGCTAAAGCAATTAAGACTTACGTAGACTCACAAGTAACAGCACAAGATTTAGATATATCTTCGGATAGTGGAACAGCAGGCATTGATTTAGATAGTGAAACGCTAACATTTACTGGCGGAGAAGGAATTGATACTTCTATAGCAGGAAGCACTCTTACTATTGCTGCTGAAGACGCAACTGATACTAATAAAGGTATCGCTACATTTGATGCAACAGACTTCACAGTAACTTCTGGTGATGTTACATTAAATGCTGAGCGTGTACAAGATATTGCTGGAGCGATGTTCGGTGGAAATACTGAAACATTAATTACAGCAACTTATCAAGACGCTGATGGTACAATTGATTTAGTTGTAGATAACGACTTATCACAATACGATAACTCATCATCAGGTTTCATAACTGCTTCAACTACAGACACATTATCTAATAAAACACTTACAGCACCTAAATTTACTGATGGTGGTTTTATTGCTGACGCTAATGGCAATGAACTAATTTTATTACAAACAGAAACATCTGCTGTAAATGAATTAGAAATTACTAACGCAGCTACATCTAACGCTGTTAAAATTGCTACATCAGGTGGCGATACAAACATTGACTTAAAACTTAGTCCAAAAGGCACTGGTGTTGTTGATGTTGATTCAAGTAGAATTACAAATGTAACTGATCCGTCAGGCGCTCAGGACGCTGCTACAAAAGCATATGTTGATAGTGTTGCTAACGGTTTAGATGTAAAAGAATCCGTAAGATACGCTTCAACAGCTAACGCTGCTGGTACTTACGATAACGGTGCAGGAACAATTACTGCTGGTTCAAATGGTGCTTTTTCAATTGATGGTCAAACTCCATCAGCAAGTGATAGAATATTATTAAAAGATCAGTCAGACGCTACTGAAAACGGTATCTATGTTGTTACAACTGTTGGTGATGGTTCATCTGCTTATGTATTGACAAGAGGTCCAGACGCTGATACGGCTGCTGAATTAACTGGTGGTACATTCTTCTTCGTTGAAGAAGGTACAGCAAATGCTGATAACGGTTATGTAGCAACACATAATGGTACACCAACATTAGGAACAACTAATATTACATTTAGTCAGTTCTCAGGTGCTGGACAGATTTCAGCTGGTGACGCTTTAACAAAAACTGGTAATACTTTAAATGTTGCTGTAGATGATTCATCAATTGAAGTATCAGGTGACGCTTTACAAATTAAGGCTTCAGGAGTTGGTACCAATCAACTTGCTAGCAACGCAGTAACAACTATCAAAATTACAGACGCTAATGTTACTAATGCTAAATTAGCAAATAGTATCATTAATGTTACAACTGATAGTGGGAACCAAGATATTGATTTAGGAGATACTCTAACAGTAACAGGTGGCGAAGGTATTGATACATCACAATCAGGTGATACTTTAACTATCGCTGCTGAATTAGCAACTGTAAGTAATAAAGGGGTTGCTTCATTTAGTGCTGATAACTTTTTAGTTTCTTCAGGCGCTGTTACAGTTACAACTATAGACGGCGGAACATTTTTAATAATTAATTTAGGAGATTACTTGTGGCAACAGTTATAAAACTTAAAAGGTCCACAACAGCTTCTTCAGTTCCAACTACAAGTAATTTGGCTGATGGTGAAGTTGCTGTTAACATTACTGATAAAAAAATATATCAACGTAGTGGTAATGATATTGTTGAGATAGCAAATACCACTAGTTTATCAAGTATTGCTTCTGATTTATTACCCGACAATAATGATGCTTATAGTATAGGTACAATAACAAACAGTTTTAAAGATATATTTTTATCCGGTGCACCTAAAAAACAAGTAGATATATTTACAAACGCTGGTGGATTAAATAGTGTTGCTGCTGGATTTGTTTTTAAATTTAATACAGAAATAACAAATTTTAACCAAGTATATACTAATTCGGGAGGATTGAGTACACCTGCGATTACAGCACAATCAACAGATTTTGATGATAATAATCCGGCGTATACCTTTTAATAAATTATGACAATAAAACACCAATAAGAACTAGTATTTACAGACGGCTCACCAACAGGTATTGCTGAATATCAATCAGGTGAAACTATACCGACACTTTCAGGTGGTACAGGATTATCATCTATAGGTACAGCTGGACAGGTTTTAGTAGTAAATTCTGGAGCAAGTGCTTTAGAATATCAAACATTAAGTCAGGCAATTACTTTAGCTGCTGACAGTGGAGCAAATGATACTTACACAACTGGAGAAACTTTAACATTTTCAGGTTTAACAGGTATTACAACCACAGTTGCTGATAATGAAATTTCAATAGATTTAGATGATACTGCTGTATCGACAGGTAGTTATGGTTCAACAACAACAATACCTACTTTTACAGTCGATCAACAAGGTAGATTGACAGCTGCTAGTGAAGTTAATGTTGCTACAAATTTAACAATTAGAGATAGTTCATCTACTACAGACACAGTTTCATTATTAACAGATACACTTACATTTGCTGGCACTTCAAATGAAATAGAAGCTGCTGTAACAAATAATACCGTCACAATAGGATTACCAGATGATGTAACAGTTGGAAACAATTTAACTGTAACAAGCGCATTAGATGTTTCTGGCGCTTCTACATTAAGTAGGAAATGTTACTTTAGGTGTTAACTCTGGTGACTCGACGGAAGATAGTATTACAGTTAATGCTAGATTTGTTTCTAAATTTTAGAACCTTTAACAACATAACTTAATGATTTAGGTTCCTCTGATAGAAGATGGAGAGATTTGTACTTATCGGGTAATACAATAGATATAGGTGGGGCTACAATATCCGGCGATGGAACAGGAGCTATTCTAATATCTGCGTCAGGTGCCACACTACCAACAGGTTCAAAAATTGGTAATGATAATCTTGCTGTTACAGATGATAGTGGTGCTATCATTAGAAATGTATCATTTTTTACAGCTGCTGGTGGATTAGTTACAGCCGCAGCAACTTTCAAGTTTTCAGGCAGTACAACATCAACGGTATTTACAAAAAATCAAACATTCACTTTAGCAAACGGTAGTGTTCAGGCTGGAGTAACTTTATTTGAGTTTTAGAATAAAAATATTATAAATATAATTAGGAGAAAAAATTTATGTCAGTTAAAACACCAATACGAACAGTCTTTGATGGAGATAATAACGCCACAGGTTTATCAGAATACCAATCAGGCGAATTTATAGGTCTTACTCATGGTGGTTTAAGGTGCTTCATTATCAATTGGATCAACAGGTCAAGTTTTAAAGGTTAGTTCAGGTGGAGCTTTAGAATTTGGTAGTGTTGAAGCCATTGTAAATATAGATGGAGCTACTGATCTAACAGGTTCAACTTTAGTAGCAGGCGATCAAATTTTATTATCTGATGGTGGTACTGAGGGTAGAGTTACTCTATCTCAAATAGATACATTATTTACAAGTACAACACAGACTTTAACAAATAAGACAATTAACACTGCTTCTAATACAATTACAGTTGTGGAAGCCGACATTTCTGATTTACAATCTTACATACTTGCTGATAGTACAGATACATTAACTAATAAAACTATTGATGCAAATGGAACAGGAAACTCTATCACCAATTTAGAAGTTGCTGATTTAGCTTCTGGTGTTTTAGATACTGATTTAACTTCGGTATCTGCTAGTGATGACACACTTGCTTCTGCTAAGGCAATTAAGACTTATGTAGATTCACAAGTAACTGCAAGCGACTTAGACTTTCAAGGTGACTCTGGTGGTGCATTATCAATTGATTTAGATAGTGAAACATTTACAGTTGCTGGTGGAACTGCTATTAGCACATCTGGTTCATCAAATACAGTAACAGTAACACTAGACAACACTGCTGTAACTGCTGGTGATTATGGTTCTTCAACTGCAATTCCAACATTTTACAGTTGATGCTCAAGGACGATTAACTGCTGCTGGTACAGCTTCTATATCTTCAAATATGGGAATTGCTGGTGATTCAGGTACAGATTCAATTACAGTTGGTACAGATACTTTCACAATTGCTGGTGGTAATGGATTAACATCAACTGCTACAACAGATACAATTACTTTAGATATTGATAGTACTGTTGTAACATTAACGGGTTCTCAAACACTAACTAATAAAACTTTAACTAGTCCAACAATCACAGGTACAGGTACTATTGCTGGTACATTCACAGGTAATATTACAGGTGATGTAACAGGTAATGCTGATACAGCAACTACATTAGAAACAGCTAGAACAATTGCTGGTCAATCATTTGATGGTAGTGCTAATATAACAATTGGAAGTACAGATTTATCTAACACAAGTGATATTGTATTATTAACTTCTACACAAACACTTACAAACAAAACATTAACTAGTCCTACAATCACAGGTACTGGTGCAATCGCTGGTACATTTACTGGTAATATCACAGGTCGACGTAACTGGTAACGCTGACACAGCAACTGTTTTAGAAACAGCAAGAACAATTGCTGGTCAATCATTTGATGGTTCAGCAAACATAACGATTGCGGCTACAGATTTATCTGATACAGACCAAAGTTTATCCACTACAGATGATGTAACGTTTAACGACTTAACCGTTTCTGGTGACTTAATAGTGTCAGGTACTACAACAACAGTAAATACTGAAACAATTAATCTTGCTGATAACACTATTACATTAAACAGTAATGAAGCAGGCACACCCTCAGAAAATGGTGGTATCGAAATTGAACGAGGTACTTCAGAAAATAAAACTTTAGTTTGGAACGAAACATCAGATAAATGGACTGTTGGTTCCGAAACATTTGTTGCTGGAACATTTGAAGGTGCTTTAACAGGTAACGTGACTGGTAACACGTCAGGAACGGCATTAACAGTGACACAGGCCGCACAAACGAGCATCACCAGTGTCGGTACACTCACTGCACTACAGGTGGACAACCTTAATCTAAATGGAAACACCTTAAGTTCAACTGCAGGCACTGACTTGTTAATAACACCACTAGCTGGACAACAGATCGTACTAGATGGTACGATAGTGGTCGACGCAGGGGTGGTCACGGGTGCAACGAGCATCACGTCAACGAACTTCGTTGGTGACGTAACAGGTGACGTAACTGGTAATGCTGACACGGCAACTACATTAGCAACTACAAGAGCAATTCAAGTTAGTGGTGCTGTAACTGGTACTGCCAACTTTGATGGCAGTGCAGGTATTAATATCGTTACAACCAACACAGCAGATCCAACAATCACACTTGGTGGTGATTTAAGTGGTGCTGTAACACTAACAAACTTAGCAAGTGGTACATTAACTGCAACAATTGCGGCTAACTCGGTTGCATTAGGAACAGACACAACAGGTAATTATGTTAGTAGTTTAGTTGCAGGTAATTTAATTGATTTACAAAATAATACTGGAGAGGGAGCAACCCCAACAATTGATGTTGATTTATCAGAATTAACTACATCTACTTCGAATGCTGATGGTGATTTTTTTGTTGTATTAGATAGCGTTAACGCACAGAAAAAACTTACAAAAGGTAATATTGCTATTTCAGGATTTAGCAATGATAGCGGATTTACTACAAACACTGGTGATATAACTTCAGTTGTAGCAGGGTCTGGTTTAACAGGTGGAGCTACTAGTGGAGCTGCTACTTTAAATATTGGAGCAGGTACAGGTATTGATGTTGCAGCAGATGCTATTTCTGTTGATGTATCAGACTTTATGACTAATGGTTCTAACAACAGAATTGTTACTGCAACTGGTACAGACGCACAAAATGCAGAAGCTAATTTAACTTTTGATGGATCTACTTTGGCGGTTACTGGTGCTATAACAGCAACAGGAGACGTTACTGCTTTTTACGTTTCTGATAGAAATTTAAAACAAAATATTGTTAACATTGAAAATTCTTTACATAAAGTTTCTCAGTTAAATGGTGTTTACTATAACTGGACTAAAGAAGCTTTAGAAAAACATAAACATTTAGTTGATGAAAAAGAAGTCGGTGTAATCGCACAAGATGTAGAAGCAGTTTTACCTGAACTTGTAGCAACAAGAGAAGATGGCTCTAAAGCAGTTAGATATGAAAGACTTTGTGCAGTGTTAATTGAATCCGTAAAAGAACTTAAAAAGAAATAGACGAATTAAAGAAGTAATACTTTAATTTTTAATATTTTAATCATATAAATAGTCCGAAAGGACCTTTTTTATATGGCAACACCAGCTACAAGAGAACAGTTAAAACAATACGCTTTACGAGCTTTAGGCAAGCCTGTCATAGAGATTAATGCTGATGACGACCAATTAGAAGATAGAATTGATGAAGCATTACAATTTTATCAACAATATCATTATGATGGTATTAGAAGAACATATCTAAAGTATCAATACACACAAACAGATTACGATAGAATAAACGCCAATACTAGTGAATCCGTCACAAAAAAATTCAATCACTACAACATGGCAAGAAGGTAATGGATTTATAGTAGTTCCCGAAAGTATTATTTCCGTTATTAATATTTTCCCATTTTCAAGTAAAGGTACTTTGAATTTATTTGATGTAAGATATCAATTAAGATTAAATGATCTATATGACTTTTCATCAACTTCCATAGTTAACTATGATGTTGTTATGAGGCATTTAGATTTTTTAGATCATATACTTGTAGGTGAAAAACCTTTAAGATATAATCAAAATGATAATAG